AACGGGGCAGACGATCAAGGCGACCAGTTCAGCGCAGGCACAATGGTGTTTAACATGCTTGACACAAGCGGTTTATTTAACCCGTTTGATACCAATAGCCCGTATTATGACCCGACAACGGCTCAACCGGGTTTAGCACCAATGCGACACGTCAGACTGGCCCGATATGACAACACGAACACAAAACAATATTTGTTTAACGGTTACATTGTCAACTATGACTACAACTTTGCGTTAGGTGGTATCGACACCGTAACAGTGTATTGTGCCGACGATTTCTATTTGTTGTCGCAAACATATTTGAACGAATACAACGTCAACGAGGAATTGTCGAGCGTTCGTTTAAGCGCGGTGCTTAATTTGCCTGAGGTTGCGTTTCCAGTAGCGCAACGCAACATCAGCACAGGCACACAAACTTTGGGTGGTTCGGCGGCGTTCACAGTTGCAGCAGGCACAAACGTGTTGCAATACTGCACACAAATAAATTCAGCCGAACAAGGCAGATTGTTTATGTCGCGTGACGGCGACTTGACGTTTCAACCGCGTGTCGGTAACACGCTTAGCGGTTCGGTTGCCGATTTTCACGACGACGGCACAAACATACCTTACGACGAAATCGGCATATCGTTTGAGGCAGATCAAGTTGTGAACCGGGCGGCCGTAGCGATCATTGGTGGCAATCAACAAATTGCTGACAACGCAGCCAGTCAAGCAAAATATTTTGTGCAAACGACAAGTATCACCGATTCGCTGTTGCACAACGACACTGCAGCGTTGGCGTTGGCAAACTATTTGCTTGAACCCGAACCTGAGGCACGTTATACGGCAGTCGGCACAAACCTAAACAAATTAACTACAGCGCAACGCGACACCGTAGCCATAGTCGATATCGGTGACACAATTACCATAGAAAAGACGTTTAGTAGCGGTGCAGGCACAACACAATTAGCACAGGAATTGTCGATAGAGGGCATAGAACACACAATTAGCGTCGGCAACGGCCATGCAATTATGTATTTTACCGCACCAACAACAATCGTCTACGAACTAATACTAAACGACGCTGTATATGGCATCATAGATAGCACTAACGTACTCGGGTAAGGTAGAACATATGGCTATTACGACATTTACAAGCGGTCAAGTTTTGACAGCCGCACAAATGAACGCGGTACAAGGCAACGATTACAATCAAACCGTCAGCACAAAAACCGCAAGTTACACGCTGGTCGCGGCCGATAAGGGCACTCGAGTTGTGATGAATAGCGCAAGTAGCACGACGATCACGGTTAATACAAGTTTGTTTGCGGCTGGTGACACGCTTGTGTTGCAAAACATTGGCGCTGGCGTTTGCACGGTCACAGCCGGCACGGCAACCGTATCGAGCGCTGGCCCGTTGGCAATACCGCAATACGGTAGTGGCACACTTTACTTTACCAGCGCTGGCGCAGCGATCTATTTTCCGTCAGCGGTTACGGCGGCAACTGTTTCCAGCGGTCTTGTGGTCGTTAAAGCAGAAACAGCGTTTAGTGCCGTGTCAAGTTTTACTGCGGACAACGTCTTTACATCAAGTTACACAAATTATTTAATTTTAATTAAGTTCGCTAACACAAGTGACGCAACCTTAAATTTACAGTTTCGGGCTGCAACAACAACAACAACAACAAACTACAATTACAATGGCTATCAAATGACATCGACGACAGCGGCAAGTTACGGTTATAACGCTTCGCAGTCATCTTTAAGATTAGCGCAAACTGGCGGTTCAAGCGTAATCGGTTATTGTCAAGCAAATATCTATTCGCCACAAATAGCAGAACAAACTGGTCTTATTGCGACAAATCTTCGTTTTGACGCTTCTTATGCTTCGCCTTTAGCGCAAGGCACAACAGGTAATCAAAACAGTTCCACACAATTTGACGGTTTCATTGTTTCAACGTCGGCTGGCACGACTACTGGTTCTTACACTGTTTATGGATATGCAAAGACGGTATAAATTATGGCACTAAAGATTAACGACAACGGTGTTACACGCGATATGACCGCAGACGAACAAGCAGCCTACAAGGCGTTTCAGACTGATACCGCTGCCGAAACCGAAGCGCAGAATAAAGCATTGGTCGCAAAAAAAGCCGCACAAAAAGCGGTACTTGACAAATTAGGGTTAACCGCAGACGAAGCGTCAGCATTACTTGGCTAATAATGTGCGCTGTTGGATATTTACATTTGTGCTACTTGCAGGGTGCACAACAACAAAAACCAATAAAGAATTAAGCGAGGTATGCGTATATGTTTCGGCGGACAGGTGCGAAATTAGAAAATGACCAATTACACGCTCGACTAATAGTCAGCGTTGGCATAATTATGGCCGTAACATTTGCGATCATGGTCGTCGGTTTGTTGTACGGCATGTTGTTTGTCAACATGCCAGCCGAATTGTCACCGTTGGACGGCAGCATTGTCGATTTGTTAAGCACGATCAGCGTGTTTTTGACGGGAGCATTATCGGGTTTGGTGTCGGCCAACGGCATCAAAGGACGCGACAAAAACCGCAACGGCATACCTGACGAACTAGAAACAGGTGAAGCGTGACTAAACCGTACATAGTGACAAAACAACCAGTTGTCACTAAACCGTTGATGGGCACGTCAGAGTGGGCGCGACAGGCAACGGTTCGAAGCGACGGCAGTTTGTGGAATAACGGCACATTTGTTGTGCGTGACGTGCGCGGCAAACCCGGCATTATTAGCAATCATGCACGCGGTCTTGCTATGGATTTGTCCTATCGTTGGCAGGCTCAAAAAAATTTGGGTCGACAGGACGGCCGCAAAGTATCGTTGGCGTTTATCGTTAAATTGTTGGATAACGCCGACGCGCTTGGCATACAACTGGTGATTGACTATGCGTTGAAACGGTCTTGGAAGTGTGATCGTGGTACTTGGCAGGCAGGCAATTTTGAGGAAGGCGACTGGTATCACATAGAAATTGACCCGACGATTGCCAATGACGCCGCAATAGCAAAGGCATGCTGGGTAAGCGTTTTTGGGGTATCACCGCAACAGGCACCGCAATCTGTTTAGGCTGGTTACCTACCGGGAAAGTAGGTCACCAATGACACTCATCAGCAAACTTGCCATATCGCTATTTATTAGCGTTACGTCAATATTTATATTGGCCAAGCCGCCAACACCGAACACACAACCAGCACCAGTCACCGTTTGGCAGGGTTTAGAGCCAGCGTCGCCTATACCCAGCACGACGGTCAAAACGACGCCTATAACGCAACCTGACGCGTGTCAGACGGTGTTTGACATGGCTCGACACGTCGGCTGGCCCGAAACTGAATTAACTACCGTTGTGGCGATCGCCTACCGTGAGTCACGTTGCAACCCGACAGCGTTTAACGTAACCGACCCAAACGGGGGCAGCGCTGGGGTCATGCAAATTAACTATTTTTGGTGCAAACCGTCAAAATATTTTGCCAACGGCTATCTGCAGGCATACGGTCTGATACGAACATGCGACGACCTATTCGATTTAGAGGATAATTTACGGTCGGCGTTAAACATCTACAGGTATTCAAACGGTTGGCGTGCATGGTCACTTTAAAACATTTATTGATTGCAACGGTGCTCACGGCGTACACCTATGCGCTACTGTATTTCACCACACGACGAAAGGCTAACGATGACCGGAAACATCAACCCGACAACTGACCCACAGTTGCAAGCGCTCATGCAAGTCATGAACGAAATTACAGCAAATCGAGTGCCGTTATTTGAACCGCACGAACTTGCAGCGCGAAGCACACTACGAGCGTTGCAACACGAAATAGATGATCGCAACGTGCTGGACGACGGCGAACTGATCGACACACTTAATAAAGCGCGCATAGAAATTAAATATTTGTGCAGCATTGTCACCGATCTGCTTGAGCGCGTCAAACAACGCGACATTGAAATTGGCATTAAACAACTTAAATTAAACGAAAACGAAGTTGAAATACAACGTTTAGAAAACATGGTGCATCGTGGAAATTAGATTAAATGACGATGATTTTGAGCGATGTGTTGATTTTGCAAATCGTCAACAAGACGCGGCATTACAAAACCATTACCGTACAAAATACGATCAATCAAACAGTTTGACATTTGAGCAAACTTTACAAGGCAATTTAGGTGAACAAGCAGTAGCACATTATTTTGATTACGAATATGTGTATCAACCCTACGACAAAAACCGTTACGACATTTTAGGTTATGAAGTACGCACAACTTATTGGCAAAACGGTTGTCTACTTACGCACCCAATTAATGTTGACGGTGACAAACCCGGAATATATATTTTGGTTACGGTTGACAAAAACGAATTTACAGCGACAATTCGCGGCTGGTCGGATATTGCTCGATGTAACGAACGTAAATCAAATTGGCAACAAACTTGGCGTTATCCATGTTTTGCAACACCACAAAACCAGTTGTGGCCAATTGAAATGTTGCCAGCAACAGCCGAACTATTTGCACATCAAAGGAAATTTGCGGCATGACACAAAACTTTATGGACAATTATGTTGACGTTGCGACACGCTTAAAGATCGCTTTTGAGCGTTGGCCCGAGTTACGCATACAGGAAACGTCACGCGAAATTGTCGAAATGCCCGACAAATCATGTTTTATCAGGTGCACGGTCACGATTTGGCGTTCACCTGATGACCCGTTGCCAGTTGTCGCGTCAGCGTGCGAAATATATCCGGGTCGCACACCGTACACAAAGTTTAGCGAATCTGAAGTTGGGTACACGTCGGCTGTTGGGCGTGCGCTCGCTTATGCAGGTATTGGGGCAAATAAGTCGTTGGCTAGCCGTGATGAGGTTATGGCCGCACAGTCACGTCAACCGACGCGTTTGGCGCCTGTTGTGCCGTTACCTGACGCAGAGGTGCCGTTTCCAGAGGTGGCACGGCGTGATTATCCGTCTGCTAAACAGTTAGGCATGATGAGGGCGTTAGCAAACGGTCAAGGCTTAAAGGGTGATGATTTGAAAACGTTTATTAGCGCAACATTGAATCGTGAGGTGCATACAACGGGTGATCTTGACAAACGTGACATCAGCAAAGTGATCGACGCGCTTAAACTAAGCGAACCAAAAAACTAAATAACGGGCATGACCTAAGCCGGTTGCATGGCGGTTGGTGACACACGGCAACGTGGGTAGATGACACGCGTGGTAACACGCAGTCAGGCAAAACGGTTACAAGTAATAGGGTGTGCTCAGAGGCAAAAGCACGGGGGGCATAGCAAACTAGGTTTAATTACAACAAACATAAATTGACATACCAAAAACAAACCACAAACATAAAATAGACAACATGACATACCAACACAAACATCGACAAGGCGCGCAAGCGCCGCGTCAGCACAAGCGAAGCGCGTGAGCAAAAATGGGGCAGGCACACAAAAACGGGCAGTAC